CTCTGTTTACACCGGGCCTGAGTTGAATTTTTTTGAGTGGCATGGTCTACCTTATGACAAGAACATGGCTCGTTCATCGATACGCCGATTTTGCAGCCCTTTGAGTATTTTCCCACCAGCCATGCAATACTTCAAGAGTTCTTCCGCAGCACCCGCTTTATCACCTCGGTTTAGCTTGGATCGCAGTGTGCTTCGTTGCAAAGTTCCTAGCCCTACATTGAATGAAAATGAAACCAGCGCATCAAACATTCCTTGAGTAAGAGGAACAGGGCAATAAGTTGCCACTCCCTTCTCAAACCTAGCAAGATCAGCTTTAAGTATTGCATCCACCTCATCCTTTGTCCATACACGATTGTCTTCCGGGCGCAAGGGAAACCCATCCCGGTCTTCAATCTTTAGCTTACCCTGCTCTGGGTACATGACATGGCCGACACCCACGGTGTAAAGCCGTGCGGGGCATCTATATGGCCTGAATCGCACACCTTCATGGTGGCAAATGACCTTGATGGCTCCTGGGCTGACGTTCATTTGCCGAAAGCCCTGCCACCAAAATGGAAGGCGATGATTGAGGCAAACAGAGCTTGAGTTTCATCATCCCACAGTTGGTTTGCCATTTCCGCAAAGCTCACGCTGCTGTTGAAGCCGTGCCAGATCAAGGCACAGTCAATGCCCACCAGAAGCAGGAAGAAGCCGTAGGTAATGACCGGGCGTACCGATGCCCTCAGATTCTTCATCCAGGTGCTTGTGCCCTCGTTTAAGCTAGTGTCGTGGGCGTATATGGCCTGCATCTCAGCCTGTTGAGCGCCAATCAGGGCTTGCTTCTCATTGGATTTGGTTTCCATCTCCAGTTGCTCTGACTTGATATGCTCAACTCGCTCCTGAGCTTCAAAGCCCAGTTTTCGCATTTCTAACTCCCGCTGAATCTGAAGCTGGGCCAGGGCCATCTCATGCTTCTTGTCGCTGCGGTCTTGGAAGAACTCCAGCAACTTGGGCAAGCCACCCATCAGGAAAGAGATCAGGGTTGAAAATAGGGTCAGCATTACTGTTTACTCCTTGAAAGCATTGTTGCCGCTATGAGCAGCAGGTTGTTAATCTTTTCCATGTCTTCAGGCTGTTCGGCCCATCCAACGGTAATCTGTCCAATGAACCTGCTGGGGTCAGGTGGAACACCCACTCTACACCCATAGGTCATTCCCTTCTCAATGTACCAAAGGCCAATCTCACTCTGCGCCTGGGTGTAGCTGCCGCAGGGTATCTCCCCCGCCATCAGCGCCACCACATCCTTGTTGTTGGCCGCATTGGATGTAAACAGCCCAATGTCCAGCCCGTCATTAATCTTGTCCCGGCCTTCCTTTGTGTAGGCTCTGTGTAGCACCCGTGTGCCAAACATGGGGTTGACCTTGAACACTGCCACAACCACTGCTCCAGTATGCTTGAACAGGTGTGACGCCGCATCCTCAATTCTGTCTTCTGCAATGGAGGGCATCTTCTGGTTCTCCCGGTATGCCCCCACCAACAATTCTTGGTTCTGCCAAAGAAAATACCCTGTAAACGTTACCACCCCCATCACCAGGATGGCGATTAGCTTGAATGGGCTGTCCACATAGGCCAGCACCTTGCTCAAGGTGTCATCTGGGTTCGGCTTCTCGTTTGGCATCTTCTTCAACCTGCTTACGCAGCTTTTCCACTTTTTCCATTTGCGCTTTGGCCTCTCGCTTCACCACCATCGTGTCCACATACAGCATCCCCACCAGAGGTATCATTAGCACAAAGACCAGTGCAAACAGTATCAAGACAAAAAGGTATCCAAACGACCCCGATGATGAAGACTGATTATCCACATTAGGCATATCAGGTATCCGATTACGAAAACCACCAGCACCGTTTCCAAAACCCTGTCCAAGATCAGATTTTTTAACCTTTGTCGCTGCCATGCTTTCACCCGCTTTTCGTGCAACTCCCGTGCCGCTTGCTCCGATTTCTGATCCAACAGCCGCTGATACTCATCAACAATTTCATGCCAGAGATCAGGTTGACCCATCTCCCAGCGCACCATTCTCTCAAGATCGGCATAGAACTGCTTGGTCTGCCGCAGATACATCACGTTGTCTATGGCTTGTGTGGCAAGATCGTCTTTGATCCCCTTCTTTTGGTTCTCTTCACGCTGATACTGGGCCTTCTCATGGCTGGCCTCCAACTCTGCGTGGCCTTTGAAAAAACTCGAAAGGGCTGTACCAACTTCACCTGTGATCTTTGACAGATCAGACCCGGTTTTCTTCAGGTCTTGGTAAACGCTGATGCAGCCCTTTATGCCTTCATATGCCCCTTTGCACAGGGCAAATGCGGTTATTGGATCAATGGCTGCTCCGCAGGCTTGGCCTCTTCAGGCATTGGCACTTGAGGAATGGCTTGCTCACGAATGGCTTGGATCATGTCAGCCACTTCAGCGTAAGGGCGTGTACCCAAATACTGCATGACGGCATTCACAAGGCCCAATGTCAATTCAATTTTCTTGTCGTTCATAAGTTGCTCCATGTGGTTGTCCGCTGTCAGGGCCAGCGGGTTGCCCTTTTTTAATTATGCCAGCCAAGGCAGTGGTGGGGTCACCACAGGCGGGTTGATAGCTTGTGCAATCTGCTGGTTAACAGCCGCCTCTGTAGCGTCCTTGTCCACACCAGATGCCCAAATCCAGCCAAGCACATCGTTCAATGTTAATTGGCTGTAAGGCACAAAAGTGCCGCCAGTGTAGTTAAATGAACAGGTGGAATAAACACTACCGTTGTATGTTTTCCCATCTTGCTCTTGAGTGCCATTACATTGCCAATGGGCAACTATGACCACATCCGTCTGCCCCTCCGCTTGCGGAAGACAATTTAACGCTGAAACATTCCAAACTATGATTGCTGACATATCAAGCTCCTTTTAAGCCGTGGTTTGCAAATGCGCCGTGAGCCATTTCACGCCACAATTCAATAAATTCTGTTGCAAATTCTTTGGATTTAAATCCACCCAATTCGTGCAATTTGTTGCCATAAGAAATCCTACACCGCCAATTGGGTGAGTTTTTTAATTTGCTTACACCTTTAACGCCAAATGTGTTATTTTTTTGTTCAAACCTGTTTTGGTTGTTTTCTGCCTTTGTTGCGGCCCGAAGATTTTCAATCCGATTGTCATCTTTGATTCCATTGATGTGGTCAATAAATTCAGGCATATAGCCATGCTGATACAAAAAAATTAATCTGTGGGCTTTGTATTGATAGCCGTGCACACTTATAACCCTGTAACCATGTTTGTGAATATGCCCAGAAACTTCACCAATACGGTTTTTTGTTTTGGTTGTAGCCATTACCTTCCAGTACAACACACCATCCTTGTATTCAAACAAGCGATGTGCTTCCTCTTGCGTCAGAGACATGGTTTATGCTCCTAAAAAGATTAGATGCCAGCGGTGGCAAGGCGTTTACGAAGGGATTGAATTTCAGCAACTAGGTCAGCAATAACCTCAGATGTGCTGGAGTCCATAGATTGATATTCTGGATTGCCATTTGCGTCCACAGCGTCTTTTGTTCCACTAACGCTAGTTGCATAAACCTCTTGGAATTTGTGCGCTAAAAAACCACGACTGCGTGAGCCGTTTGCAATCCATGTGTATTCAATAGGTTCAAGGGCATCAAGTCGCTCACCATGACCAGTTACCGCGCCAATGACAGTTTTGAGTCTGTAATCTGAAACGCTATTATATGAAACACCCGTCCCGCCTAAAACTAAAATATTTCCAATTTGTGTTCCAGCAGAATTTGCAAAGTTTATTAGTGCTGTTGTTCCGCCAGTATCTCTTACAGAAATGCCATAAGAAGCAGTATCTGTATTGGTGACAATGTGGGCTGTCTGTGCGTATTGGCTCGTAGTCCCCACCAGCAAGTTACCGCTGGAGTCGAACCGACCCGCCTCTGTAAAAGTACCACCATTTGGCGTTACAGAAAATGCCATTCCATAGCCATAATCTGCATCTGTACTATTTTGTTTCACCGCCGCAACACGGGCAAATGCCTGTGCATCTCCAGCACTACGATAGTTACCGCCAAAATTTAACGCACCGCCAACACCCGTTGCTTGTGCCGTTGTATCAATAATGGATAAACCAAATTTATTTGCACTAAATACGGCTACACGATTTGCAGTTCCACTTTGTGCTGTGTTTCCCACCAGCAAGTTACCATCTGACGAAATACGGGCACGCTCATAAATGGTTGCGCCATATCCTGTGCTAAATGTCAGTGCGTTTGTGTCTGAACCAGCGGTATCGTTAAAGCAAGCAACTTCAGCATATCGGGAAGTAGTTACCGAATCTGAACCATATAAACGCAATGCGGATTGTTTGGCATTTCCTGTCGTTGTTGATGGTCTAACTGCTATTGCCCCGCCAACGGCAACTTGCACATCTAATTTGAATGCAGGGGATGTTTGACCGATACCAAGGTCGCCATCTGCATCAAGGGTCATTGCTTGGGTGAAGGTAATGGCGTTACCTGCTGTGCCAGAGGCTGCGTAATACCATTTATGTGTTCCGTTATCTTGTGTATAAGATGTTGCCGTATTGGTTGTCAAATAAGAAATAGTGCCAGCCGCATTCCAATAAACATTGTTTGCCAAAAATGTTTGAATGTTTGCACCGTTAGTATAGTTTGACAAACAACCAGTAGAGCCAATTTGAAATGCTTTATTAGATGCAAACCAAGCACTAGGCGTAACACCTAATCCCAAGTTACCGCTGGTATCAAATGTTGCCTTAACAGAGCCATTAGCTAAAATTTGTAATCCATAAGCGTTTCCATTACCAACATAGCTGTAGTTGTTCAACACACCATTTCCGTTTGTTGAACCGGAATTGTTAAACCCTAAATAAGTGTTTTGAACACCATTTGTAGAAATGTTAATGTAACTGTCAGTTCCTGCTGCATTAGCAGTTAGTATATTTCCTACAACAGTCAATTTTTGTGTAGGCGAAGTTGCCCCAATACCCAAGTTACCGCTTGCATCAAGGGTCATTGCTTGGTTGAATGTGATGTTATTGCCTGCTGTGCCAGCAGAAGCATAAAACCATTGATGTTGACCAGCAGATTGCGAGTATCTAGTTGCAGGCTGTGATGATGCGGCGGCATAAAAGTAATTTGCCGTAGTGGGGTCAACATACCAGTTTTGTCCAAAACTTGTTGTGCCGCCAGCAACTGTTTGCCCAGTGATAATAGTTGCGCCAAGAACGCCAACTTGGAATGCTTTAACTGTGCTGTATTGAGAACTAGGCTTAACACCCAATCCTAAGTTACCGCCCAAATATGAATCTCCAGCGTTTACATACAAGGCATATGGGTTGGTGATTGTGATGTTTGTGCCAGCACTTGGTGCGCCTGCAATGTACAGGGTCGATGCGTTGGTGAAAGTTGTTGCCGTTGTGGCATTTGCAATTGTTGCTTGACCCAGGCTGATGATTGGTGCAAATGCTTTTGTGCCGCCAGATACATCTGCCACGGTGTAGGTTGTTGCCCCGCTGTACAGGAAGGCAGGGGCCGTGGTTGACAGACTTGTGGCCGCTGGCCCCGTCATGTTGGAATAACCCAGGGTTGCCAGAGACAGGAACCTTGTCTGGGCGTTTAGGGTTGTTGTGTCGGTTATTGCATCACCCAGGATGGTGTTGCCCGTCACTGTCAGGTCTTGAGTTGTGAACGACCCGCCTGTATTGCTGACCTTTACAAAGTCAGACCCGTTCCAGGCGATCATTGCCGCCTCACCCTTAATAATCGTTACGCCTGTGGTTGGGCCTGCGCCTACAACTTTGATGGATTGGGTGCTGGAACTTGCATTGATGACCGTATAGATCTTTGACAGCGCCGGGGCCGTGATAGTCCGGGTAACCGTCCCGCCTGCCGTCCAAAGCAAAATGGCCTGTCGGGATGTGTCTGCTGTTCCGTCATTGTTGGATAGGGTTACATCTACGTCCGTGGAGAGGGTTGTTGTCCCGGCAATTGCTGAGTCCAACAATGATGTGATGCTGTTGTTGACTGTATCGCCCCATGTCCCGCTCAATTCGCCTGTGACGGGGAGAGCCAAACCTAAGAGTGATGTATATGCTGTAGTCATGTTTAAACCTCAAGTTACGACTTCTTCCCAGGTGACGGCCTGTTCATTTGAAACGTCCGACCATCCGGGAGTCTGCGGGTTGCTGATATTTTGCCACGAAGGGGTCTGTGTGTCATCTATAGGTTTCCAATAGACGGCGATTACATCCCCCGCCGATCCTCTTGCGTTTACACCTGTCAGGGCCAGTATCCTTGCGGCTACCGACATCGTCCCAACGGAGCCTGATGCGTTTACACCCGTGAGGGCGATAGACACCTCTTTGACAACTGTGCCAACCGATCCATTCGCTTGGTTGCTGTTCAGCGGGACAATGACCCCACCGGGAGAGCCAAACGCCAAGTTCCCGGTCAGTGCAACTGATGCGCTTTGGACAACTGTGCCAACTGCCCCGCTTGCAGACACTCCGGTCAGGGCTGTTGCCTTGTCCCCAATTACAGCTCCTACAGCCCCCGATGCCTCAACGCCTGTGAGTGCCACCAATCTTGATGGAGTGACAGACCCAACTGACCCAGAGGCCAGATTACCCGTCAGGGCAACATCTTTGCTGTGGTCAACAGTTCCAACTGCCCCAGCCGCAGAAACGCCCGTCAGGGCAACTGATAGGGCTACCCCTACACTGCCGACCTCACCAAAAGCAATGTCGCCGTCTTCACCCTCTGAGATGCTGGGAGCCATCGTCCCAACTGCGCCAGAGGCTGATACGCCCGTGAGCGCAATGATGAGGTTTGATGTGACAGACCCTACCGCACCTGTGGCGGCATTACCTGTTATGTCGAGAGTACCGCCCCAACCGTTACTCCCCCATGTGCCATCACCCCACCCAAGAGACATGGCCTACCCCCTTAGGTGGTAGCCAAGCGCAACAGAGCAGTCGAAGTCGTGTTGGAGGGCATCGTCAGGGTGAAGGTTCCAGCCGTGATCGTCTGGGAACCAAAGGTGTGGACACTGACCGCCTTGTTGCTCTGCGTGGAGTTGTAAATCAACACTGCATCAAACGCCGTGGTCAAAGTCACCGTGGTGTAGGTGATTGAGGCCGAAGGAGTCCAATAAGCTGTACCTGCGGTTGTCGAGGTGTTTGATGTCAGCGGTGCGGTTGCATTGGTCACCGTCACGCCACCAGCGGAGTACCCAGTGCCCGTGACCTCACCCGTGGCTGAATAGGCTGTGGTGGAAGCATTGATCGTTGCCGATGCTAAGTACAGGGCCGCTTTAAACGTGTCAGCCGTAGTGGCCGCACGGATTGGCGCAGTGCCAAAGTTGTGAGTTGCAGTCAGAACCTCGCCCAAGAACGAGGTGGTCATTGCTTGTGTGTTTGCCATTTTGTTTCCTTTAACCTATTGATGCGGCTTCAGCGCCAGCAAATACCGGCATTTTCTTCAACTGGACATGAACAGAACGATGTACAAGTTCGCCCTCCAGCCAATACTCAACCCAAGTGGTTAGTTCATTGTCATTGTCCACGGTTCCTTCCCTCTTCTCAAGCAAGGAATCATCCATTTCGCCTTTGGTGGTTGTGACTATCAATTTGAACTCCTGATCAATGCTGTGGTTGATGTGTTGGCTGGCATCGTGATTAAGAACGTGGTGGCCGATGTCTTGTCAGACCCAAAGTCTAGTACGGCCACCGACTTGTTACCCTGGGTTGAGTTGTATATCAAAGCACACCGGGCCGTGATTACACCTGTCCAAGATACGTTGGCAAAGTTTACATAGGCCGTGTAGCCAGATGTGCTGATGGTGATGCCCGTCATTGTTGCCCCGCCAGCCACATAAGTGCCTGTAGCGGCCACTTCATTGGTTGATGAATACACCGTTGTATCAGCGTTTAAATTTGCATTGGCTGTGTACAGGGCGATCTTGATCACATCCGTGGTCAAGTCATGGATGCCCTGATAAAGCTCCGCTTTGAAGCTGGTGGTTTGGGTTTGGACAATTGACATTAACTTACCTGAACCCTAACCTGACCATCACGGTAAGCATCCTGACGCTGTTTGCCGTCACCCAAGTTCTTGAGCAGAGCAATTGACTGAACGTACCGATCATTGACCAGCTTGACCATGTCAGGCTCACCCTTCATGTAGGTCAGAGCCTCGCACAGAGTTCCATACAACAGCGCAGAATCAAAGTTGTCGCCCAGCCATGTGGTTGAGGCAGTCACGATGGATTCTGGGTAGTAGTAATAATGCAACTCAGCACTGTATGTGCTGTTTGGTGTTGGGCCAACAATGAATGTCAACTCATTGACGTTTGTTGATTGAGGGCCGAAGATGGCGTAATGCTTTGGCTCAGATGAGAAAGCCGACAAAGGGTAGGCTTCACGGATGAAGTTAACGTCCTTGTTCAACAGATACAAGTAATCACCCTGGAACACAATTGCGCCCGACACTGTCCCGCTATTCACCACGGACAAGGTAATCGTTGTTCCGGATATACCCCGAACCGTGGCATTGGTTCCAATCCCTGACCCAGTTGCCTGTTGCCCAACGGCAATACCAGTGGTCGAGGCAACAACAATGGTCTTTGCCCCCGATGCACCGGTAGCGGTTGTGCTGTTGTACGGATACACAGCAAGGCTGTACACAGACAAAAAATCATCAGGACATGCCAAATACTTATTGCCAGACGTGATAGTCCCCGTCACATTCTTGCGGAGATTTGCAATCTGGACAGTGTTGTATATACGCTGTTCGGCTTGCTTAATCATTGTGTTCATGTCCGTGGTGTCGAACGTGTTTTCACAATAATCGCTGACAGCGACTACAAGCTGGGCATAAGTCATTGCCATATAAACCTCAGGCCATTGGCCCTCTAGCCATTACACCCTTGGTAGCGGCTCCCGTCCCACGGATCTTGATGCCGCTGGACTTAGGCTCAGAATATCCACTGCGGTTGATGTTCCCGACCGACATGTTTACATTCACTGCCTCGCTCCCGTTTGGCCCTTTGCCAGGGTTGCTGGAGATGCTGGCCTTCTTCCCATCCATGGTGTGGGGTTCTGCATAGACGCTGGCATCACCAACCTCTTTGCCCATTACCTTTTTGCTGTATTTACCCATTATTTGCTCCCAGATTTCTGGTTCATTGCACGGGAAAGGTTCTTCCCATACGTCTTACGATCCATGCTGGTAGGGCCGCCTTTTTTAAGTTTCAAGGTAGTGCCCTTGCCGCCCTTGTGTTTTTGGGCATCGTGCTGTGAA